ATACTCTCCAGATTGAATTTTATCCCAAACATCTCTATCGTGAACTTTTATCGCACCTGCCCAAGCCCCTTTGTCTAACTTCTTGCCGTGAAAATTGAGTCCATCTTCCCAAGCAAGAAATGATTCGATAACATCAGCTTTTATAACAGGCTCTCTATGCATTTCATCAATGTTTCTGTAGTCAACCAGAAAATCGTGCGCAACTTTTTCGATGTCCTCTATTGATATTACATCTCCATCGTGATCAGCTTTTTCCGGCCACAAAAACACTCCATAAACAATTTGTTTTTGCTTATCAAACTTAACAACTTCTAAAGATTCAACGGATTCAGTCTTCGAATCCTTTCCTACCATCATCGCACCACACTTTACACATTTAGTTTCGGTGCAAGGAATTCCTCTCTCGTGCGCTTGCTCGTGCTTACACTTAGGGCATACACAAATATCAGTTCCTCCATCACCTTGTCTATCTCCACCTTGACCTTGTCCTTCACCTCTTGCTTTTTCTCCATTAACATCGTCCCAAGCATACGTGGAAGAACTTGAATCATCTAAACCCATTGTTCTGGCTTCTATTTCTTTATCTAAAATAAACGAAGGGGAATTAGGAGTATATTCTACAGTAGAACCGTCCTTCATTGTCGCAACTACTTTTAAGAATTCATCTTTTTGATCTACATCGATTTGATTTAACTTGTGTAGTTTTTCGGTATGATTAGAAACCCACTTCTTCGCCTTTTCCATAGTCCACCCTTTATTCTTAGCAAATAAATAAGTGATAACTTTTTTACAGGTTACACAATAAAGAGCTTTTATCCCCTCGTCTTCGGAGATAACTATAGTGCGAATTTTATGGTTTGTGTGTTTGCCTTCTTCCCCTTTAACGGGGATCCTAATTGTTTTATTACTTTCTTCGGGCATATCTACCCTCCTCTTTTGTAGTATATCATAATATATTTCTATACGCAAGTACTTTTATCCACCTGACCAGATACTTTCATCTGCAGGTTTCTCTACGAATACAGGGTATTCGTCGCATCGACAATTTATAACCTCTGAAGGTGGCGCATTACCATCAAGAGGGTGCATCATCGGAGAACCCATAACATCAAATGGCTCATCAATTCTAACTACTTGCCCATTAGCCCAATCGTGTGAAGGTCTTGTTCTGTCATCTACTACCGCAGACCACTCCTTCATTTCGATTTTATTTTTCACGTAAGTAGCGTGTTGGACTATACCTCTTGCCACTCCCGTTTCTGTTCTGGCTATCGTCATAGCCCTATGTTTATATGTTTCGTCGAATAAACCTTTAATTTGATTTCTTACGTCATAAGGCGTAAGACCTTTTTCCATATAAGAAGATACAAGTATTTTTCTAAAATCTTTCAAAGTCTTTTTAGTAATGAATCCAGTTATTTTTATCCCTCGTTTTTTAAGCTGTTTTAATATCTTTTTATCTTTTAAATGAAAGGCAATGCTAACACCTAACTTTTTAAGACCTGCCTCTCCTCCTAAGTTCCCCGCCTTTTTGTTCCAATCAGCAAACACTTTTTGCATTTCTTCAGGTTTTACATTTTTCTCCCAACCACTAATAAGACGATTAACTGCAGCAATATCCTTCTTAGAAGGTTTTTTCTTTTTAGCTTTCTCGTATAATTCAGGATGTTCCTTCTTAGAATAATTAGATAATTCTTCAAGAATATTATTATCTTTGAAAAACTTCAATAAAGCAGTTTTTTCTCTCAAAAATTCTGAATAGACATCTTTACTATAGCCAGATATAAGTTTCCTTTCAGCTACAGTCTTTCGTGGAAAAACAGCACCCGCTGAAGCTTTTCTAAGAACCCGAGATATCCTATTCTTCACTCTCTTGAGCTTCGGCTTCCTCTTTAGCAGCTTTACGTTCCTTTTCTGGTATCTCATCAAGATTTGTTTCCCTCCCCTCTTTTTCTGCTTCATCTGATACACCTATTGGAATGAGAGAACTCTGAACATAATAAACATCTCCTCCAACGTAAGGGTCAAGACCCAATTTCTTTCTAACTTGATTCGGTGTATAGATTCCGTTTTTAATATACTTATCAAAAATTTCTGAATCTGTCTTAGCATCTGCGATATTAATATCTTGAAACTTAAACTTCCAGTCTTCTATCTCAAATCCCTGCTTAATTATCAACTCGTTAATAACCCAAGCAAAATCTTCTTGTCTCGGATTTATTACAGAGTCAAGATAAATCCTATCCGTTTCTGTAGCTACATTCCCTCCTAACTGTCCTTGTTCTACTATCCCTACTCGATAAGGCGGAACGTGATGTGCAGTTAGAACTGTATCTCTATTATCCTTATGATACATTCTAAAACTTGCTTCTTTTACATCTACATTTAATGCTTCAAACTTAACAGTAGCACCTTTAGGAACAGAAAGTGGAAGTGTTTTATGATTATCTTGTTTAAGTTGAGTTTCAAAAAACTTTTTAATCTCATCTTTGACTTCTTGAGTTAACGATGCACCTTCCAAAATCACCGCATATGCCGGAACACCAAAATTCTCAAAAAAATCTATGTTATATTCTCTTTCTTTAACTGTAGAATACATTGCATAAATAGCAGGTAACCATTCTGGAAGTCCATATAGAACAGAACGCCAAGTATATTGAGTAATAGGAATAATCTCATTTGCCTCATCAGAAATATCAGGCAAACTCTTAACAAAATTACCTGTTCTTTTGTTTAAAACCTTATCGTTTCCAAATAATTTGAACCAAACATAATTATTCCCAATCTTTTGACATAATCTTTTCCTGTCTTTTCCCCAGCGAACAGTAATGGCATTAATGTGATAAAGATGTTTTATTTTATTATCTGGCCCTCTCGATACTTCTAAATATCCATTACCGCAAGATTCATAATCAATAAAAACTTTTTTTAATACAGCTTTTATGTCCTCTTTGGGGTTTACCAAACTTAAAAACTTCATTAACTCCTGATAACTTCTTTCATTCTCCTTATCCATCTCATTATCTTCAGAGTCTTCGTTTTGTTCAAGGTAATATCCTATCCCAACGCTATCGTTAGCTTTAACTTTGATACAGCTTGCGTGAACAACATTTTGCTCTTGCCATTCCATTAACTTGACTAAGTTATAGGGCGGGTCAATAGTATCAACAGTCCACTTTTCAGGTGTAATCTGTTGCGAACTGCTTTCATTTTTAACTTGATATTGCTTTAAAATATCTTTTGAGACTATCTCTCCTTTAGTAGTAATAACGGCAACTTGAACACCGTCTTTTTCCCCAATTATATCATTCTTCTTTTTTCTTATCATCATTCACCTCTTTTTATATTTGGACTGCACCATAATAATCTGAATTCGTTAATATATTGTGAACCACACCTGCAAGTCCATCTGCTACATCTTTCGAACCTTTAGGCGGGTGATCTATTTTCTTTCCTTCTATTTCTTCAAGCCTCATTAACTCTTTAACTACAACTTCAGAAGGAGTTGGATTATCTGGATCATTTTTATTAGGACAATGATAAAAGTCAATCCTATCTTCGTTGATAACAGATTTCAAATTATAATAAGGTTGAACAGTTCTATCGACTGATAGTAATTCTGAAGTATATCCTTTACTCTGAAGAATTTGGATAGAATCGGCACTCTGGAAGCCATCAAAAGTTACTAATCCAATAGGAAAGCCCATTCTTGATAATGCATAAATATAATCTCTTACTTTAGCTATCTGAACTTTCGATTCCTTAGAACCCTGTAACCTTATCAATAAATCTATATAAACTCTGGCTGAACCTTCTTTAGTTTCTCCGTCATAATGCCCTAAACAGAAACCGCAAGCATCTCCAGATAAAGCTAAATCTATATGAATAGTATGAAATGCCTGTGGTGCTATGCACTTAAACCACTCCTTAAATGTTCCATCTGAACGGATTGGTTCTTCACTTCTTTCCCTGTTTGCTCGTTCTAAGATAAGTCTCGGATTTTCAAAGAACGCATTTATAGTCGTCGAAGGCCTTGCACCAAAATCTCTGTAGGCTTTTGTTACGTTAGCTCTAAACGCCTTTACAAGAAATTTCACAGCAGGTATCTTATCTATATTATCCATCTTTTCAGGTTTTTTATCAAGGACTATTCTATTTACTCTATCTACATAGAAATAATCTCCTGACCAATCATAATATTTTGCATCCCAAATTGAACGTCTTTGGGAATAAGTCCTGTTTCCTCCCTTTTGTCCTTCTATTACTTTCCTTTCAAGAAAATCTCCTTCATAGAAAGGTGAACCTGCAATCACTATCGCACCTCTTGACTCAAACCGAGAGCCTAATCTTCTTTCAAGTGCGTGATAAATATCTTCCGCTTGATCTGAATTATCTGTCTTTCGATAAGAACCTGCTTCGTCCATAATCCCAACAATAATATTATAACCGACAGCAGTCCTCCAATTAGAACTGCCCGGAATTATAAAAGTATTATTCTTAAACCGTAATTCTGATTTACAAATAGGGT